TCACTACCGGTTCTCAACAAATTGGCCGCATTCAGCATCCAGTTACCTTTGTCCACCATATTACCTACGCCCACGCCCAAAGTTTCCGAACGCTGGTACATAAAGTTACCACCGACATTGAAGCCCAGACGGAAGTTATCAGTCAACTGACGGTCACCCATCAAAATGACTTCAGCATTTGACTCGAAGAAGTTTTCTTCACTACGGTCCATTGAATCATTCGTAATCATGGAAGTATTGGCTTCTCCATTGATACCATCCCCCGCATTGGTGCTTTGCACTCTGGTGCGGTAGTAGTCAAAAGCGTATTTGGCAGATAGATGCAGCCAATCAGTGAAATTGATTTTCATGCTATAATATCCGAAAGCACGCCAACGTTCATCCGAATTCTGACGCTGATGCAATACATAATAAGGATTACGGATACTGGCAGTAGGCCCTGTCCAATTCACATGCGCATGAGTTTCATCAGAATATTGTTTCAAGTCATCCAGACGGACGTTGTTAGGGATTCTCATCAACTGGGAAATAGCACCGTAATCTCCATACAGTGGACGGTTATCGGCTTTTGTACGTGAAAGAGAAATTTTTCCGTCCATAGACACCCATTTGTTCAATTCCGTTCCTGCATTCAGATCGGCATTCACACGGCTCAAACTTTCAGTGGGGAATACACCGTCATTGTCGGAGTATCCGAAAGAAGTACGAAAATGTGATTTCTCTGTACCGTTGCTGATAGATACGTTATGCGTATGCGAGAAACCGGTATCAAAATAATCTTTCAACTTATCCCCATAGTTAGAGTAAGCGTAAGTTTCTCCGTTCCAAGCCTCTTTCATGCTTCCATCCAATACCGGACCCCAGCTTCCGCTATCCGTTTTGTCATACACCGCAGTCTTGGCATCTTTTGTATCAATATGTCCTTGTCCGTAACGGCGTTGCATATCCAATGTCTCGCCGATAGCTGTCCAAGTAAAATTACCACTATAACGGATTCCGAAGCCATCCTTCTTACTACCTTTCTTTGTCGTAATCAAGATAACGCCATTACCTGCACGTGAACCGTAAAGAGCAGCCGCATTCGGACCCTTCAAAACAGAAATACTCTCGATATCATCCGGATTAATGTCCATGGAAGCGCTACCACGGTCTACACCATCATAGCGGGATGCGCTTGAAGTGCTAGTGTCGCTGAAAGGAACGCCATCCACAATCCACAACGGCTGGTTATTGTCTGTCAGAGAAGAGTTTCCACGGATGGTAATCTTCGTAGAGCCGCCCAGACCGGTAGCCGAGGTATTCATCTGAAGGCCTGCCACCTTGCCCTGCAAGGCACTGGTTACCGAGGGGTCACCTGTCTTGTTCAGTTCATCGCTCTTCAGTTCCTGAACCGCATAACCCAACATTTTCTTCTCACGTTTGATCCCCAAAGCGGTTACCACCACTTCGCCAATCTGCTGTGTATCTTCCTGCATGGTTACATTCAGTACATTCTTGCCATCGGGCTTCAATGTTTCCGAACGGTAACCAATGTATGAGAACACAATCTCACCATTTCCGGGAACGGACAAAGAATAGTTACCTTCAAAGTCTGTAATCGTACCGGCTGTGGGATTTCCTTTCACTTGTACGTTTACACCAATCAAGGCTTCGCCTGTCGCATCAACCACTGTTCCGGTCACTGTATGTTCCTGTCCTGTCTGTTGAGGTGTCTGAGGCTCTCCGGATGCTGAAAGATAGACAATGTTATCCTCTATCTTATACGTAATTCCTTTGCCTTGCAAAGCCGCATCAAGTACAGACTGTAATGAACCGTTCTTCACATCAATGGCATTCACCGGCATTTCAGCCAGCTTGTCATCATAGAAAAACTGATAGTTAGACTGTGATTTAATGTTCTTGATCACTGCTCCAAGCGTTGTCTTGGGAGTTGAAAGAACGATTTGCGCGCGGGTCCATTGTATGGGTGCAGCTATGGGGCATAGAACGAAGCGTTTTTTCAGTGATTGGAGAAAATAGTCGAAATGCTTTGAAAATCAAATGGTTTAGCTGTGCCTAAGGAAATGGCCGAAATATTTCGAAGCGGTTTTCTTTTACATGATTTTTACATGGCTTTTACAAGAATGGGGGATATTCCGTAAATAAGGGAGCTATATCTTTACATTCAATTCAAGAATGGTGGATTTTTATATCTTTGGAAGGTACTTTGTCTTACGAATCATCTTATCAAGCAAATCAAGGTGCTGAATATATTTAAATATCATTTCTTCATTACCTGCTGGGGATTTAGAAAGGCGTTCCAGTTCTTTTGTGAGAGACTTACGTATTCTTATATAAGCAGTTGCAGGATAATCTTTTACCCATTGGTTGATTGTCACCCTGGAAACTTGAAGTATATTAGCTATTTCTTGCTGAGTATATTTCCCAGACAGAAATAGCTTCTGAAATTCCTTTTTCTTACCTGATAATGCGTCCATATAGTTCTTTTTATGCAAAATTACATCATATTTCCGTAAAAGTAGTCTAATAGTGTGTTATTTATTATTCCTTTCTATTTTACTATTTATAAATTCTTCCAAATAAGTATTATTTGGTATATTTGCAATCAAATAGAAACGAATATGGCAAAAGTGATTCATGTGCATTTGCTGCATAAAATAGATGGAACGAAGCAGAAAGACTGGTATTTCAGCAGTATATCGGCTGTTTATACGGTTCTGACGGCAGATCAGGTGGGTGCAACCAAGAATTACCTGCTTCATGCCGGACTGTCTGGTAACGGCACAATATGCACGAAAAAGGCTATAATTAAGCAATCTACGCTCATTTCGGGCGGTAGTAAGGGCAATGGTTAGAACGACATAATAACGCCGTTAGAAAGGCTTGTAGGCGTTATTTCTTTGAATGCTGATTGGGGAGCTTATGGCTCCCCTTTTTTATGCCCTTACGGGTGGTAATTTTGAGTTTAGGGTTACTATTACGGTTACTGTTTAGGGTTACTACTTTAATGAGTTTAGGGTTACTTTTAGGGTTACTTTTTCGGATTTTGTAGGGTTCGCCCGAAATAGGAAAGAATGTAGCAAAAGTAAATAAGTGCCGTTTTTCGCTGTTTTCAGATAGGAAAAATGACACTTATTTTATTGATACACATTATATATATAGCGCGAAACATTTGATTTACAGTTGTTTTTGTGTCCTGCTACCCTGGAAATGCCTTGAAAAGTGTGTGCGTGCGTCTTATTGTGCCTATTGGGTGATATGACGCATGAGCTTCCTCATTAGAAGAACTTGCTGATGCTTCCAATGACTTCAAAGACATTCATGATGCGTGATTTGTCGAATTCCTGCTCATCGTAGTCCTCTGTATTAATGGGAATGAAGCGCAACTTGCTTGGATCTGGCGACCTGCGCAGGATTTTGATGGTACGGATGGTGTCCAATACCACTGCATAGATTTCTCCATACTGGATGTCGTTGAGTGTGCATTGTCGCAGGGCGATGATGTCGCCATGGTTTATTTTGGGCTCCATGGAGTGGCCGGTGACATTGCACCAGAGGCTGGCTTTTTCGAATCCCCTTATTACGATGTTGGTGGCGGGTATGTTTACCTGAGAGTTGAACACCTCATCGAATCCCCCAATAAAGTCCACATCGTAGTATGGTGTGCCGACAGATGGGTTCATGGATGTGGTAGGCATGAACGAAGGATTGGCTTCGTCTATTGTTTTAATGCCGTTCAAATCATCTTTCAACATGCTTCCTGCACCAGTAAGCAACCATCCTGTTGAATATCGGGGATAATTTTCAACTATTATACTAAGCCATTTGGCTTGAATGTCGGTTCCGTTATTGATTGCTCTTGAAAGCACGCCTTTACTTGCGCCAATAGTTCTTTCCATGGCGCCAATAGTTATCCCCTCATTGGAGGCTATTTCTTGTATTCTTGATAAAATATTGCCCATAATTGAAAATTATCCCCGTTTTTATTTCGAGGGTTGAAAATTATCACTATATTTGCAGCGTGTTTAAGATGTAAACAGCGCGCCAAATATACAAAAAAGGCGTGTGATTAGCGAATTTTAAGGATTAAAGAAAATGAAAGCAAAAGTAATTATAGCTCAAGCAACAGCTGAGACCGCCGAAGCTCTTTACGGACTGGTCAAGAAGATGGTAGATACAACAGCAATCAAGGCTTATCCCAGTGTAGATTATCAGGCAGTTTTCTTTTCAGCTGATAGATACGACTTAGACTTTGTAAAAAGAGTATTGGCGGATAAGTGCTTTTCTTTCAAAATTGAAGATGCAGAATAATACAATAAAATAAGTGAGTTTATGACACAGCAAGAATTTATGGAACGGACGGGGATAACCCCTACAGCAGAGGATTTTGATTACATCCATGCGGTTTATCTGAACACTTCGATGAACAAGGATGAGTTCTGCAAAGATTTCAAGAAACATGGGGACAGCCGGATTATCCGCGATGTTCATGTGCGAGTGCTGAACTATGAAATGAAATGTGAACGTCAAAAGGAAGTTATCGACAACCTGACCGATTTTCTGATTGGCAAGGCACATGCGTATGACGATACCGATTTTCGCAAAGAAGCGGTAGGGCTGGTCGGTGAGATGGAAGTGGTGAAACGAACCATTGAATTGGGGCTTCCGCTTTGGGATGAAGACAGGATGGTTGTCCTTTCGATGATAGAAGAACAAGGCAAATAGATTGCCGGATAACTGGCAGCCCGGAAAGACGGGCAGGGGCGGCAGGCACGGCCGGAGAGTTGGTAAATCGAAAATGAGAAATCGAAATAAGAAAGCGTAGAAAGCCGTCGGGGTTCGATTCCCTGCGCCCCACGATATAAACTTTTAAAATTTAGAGTTATGGCAAAGAATTTCAATCCGAGAACAGCAGAGAGTCTGTTCAAACAGAAGTTGCGCACGATGATAGGCAGTACGGCACATACGCAGAATATTGCCGACCAGGCGATGGAGCTGGCTGGACAATTCATGACAGAGGATGCGATTAGTAACTCGGATGCCTACCGAGTGTTGGAGAATGTGAGCTGTGTGTGCGAGGAAGCCATGCAAGTGCTGATTGAGGAACTGAAAAAGGGAACACGCCTTTACGAGATACTTCCGGATGATTCGGATGACATCAAGCAGAAAGCGATTGAGGAATTATAAATGAGCAATATATCAAGAGATAAACGATATGAGAAAGCAGATTTTGACAGATAACGAGACAAAGACCTTCCTGATGAAGACATTCGGATGCAGCCGTCAGGCTGTGTGGCAGGCACTGAATTTTGTCCGTGACAGCGACCAGGCGCGCCGGATTCGCACCCTCGCCCTGAAACGAGGCGGCAAACTGACTGACGGGAACTTCATCCCGAACTGTGAAACGACCTTTGAAGAGTGTGAGCATACCATGACCTGCACCTTCGGTCCCCGTGTAAAACTGGTAGTCCACCGGAAGACCAACGATGTGGACGTGTACGTGGACGGAAAACGGACCGAAACCTACCAATGTGAGTTTATATCAGACTTCATGCAGCTGCAGCACGAGACCCAACAGATGGCAGCCGCCTTATAAACAGCAATGAAATGGAGTATTATGGAAAGATATTGTGCATATCCTACAATGACCTGACCTACGACGACCGACCGGTGAAGGTGAACGGGAAGGCTGACTACAGCAGAAGCCGCACGCTGAAAGGCGTTCATCCTTCCACTCTTTCCGAAGAAGAACTTGCTCCCATCCTGTCGGTACCCAATTACAAGAAATTAGCGGCCAAGAAAGAAATCAACGTAGTGCGACCCGGCAAGGGGCTTGGAAGTTATGCACTGGTAGAGATAGCGACCATGCCACTGCGTTTTCAGGAAAGGATAAAACTTAAATACGGAGACATGAAAGAGGACGTTATAAGAAACTGGCTCGGCAACCATTACCACATCGATGCGAAAGCCCGGGAATTCTACACCCGGTTCCGTTTTGACAACGGTGATGCCCTTCCGCCGGAACACATCCAAGAATATACGGTAAACGCTTCGGTAATTGAGGCAGTGATGCGTGCCATGGAGGATGCCACCTTTATGCGTAAGGCCATGAAGGCCGGTCCGGTGAACTGGGGCGAGTTGGCAGGAGCCATCAGCTATTATCAAGCAGAGTTCGGCCATACCTTACCCGTGAGTTCCAACCGCTTCAAGAAGCGTGTGAATGACTTCAAGGCCAACGGCTATGAAAGCCTTATCAGCCGCAAGTTCATGAACCAGAACCGCCGGAAAGTGACCTATGACATTGAACGCCTGCTGCTGAGCATTGATGCCCAACCGGAGCAGCCCTTCAATACCACCGTGTGGGAACAGTACAATCTATTTGTGCAAGGAGAACTGGAGCTATATGACCCCGAAACCGGCGAGGTGTTGAATCCGGCAGACTTTACCGACAAGGATGGAAATCCGCTGGTATTGAGCCCGGCCACAGTAGCCAACTACCTGAACAACCCCAAGAACAAGGCCCTTCGCGGTAAGCTGCACATGAGCCAGTGGGACTTTAACAATGCCTACCGTCCTTATCATCTGCGCAGCATCGGTGAATATTCCTTGAGTAAGGTTTCTCTTGACGACCGCGACCTACCGCGCCCGATGAAGGATGGTAACCGAGTGAAAGCCTATTATGCCTACGATGTGGTGAGCGGTGCTGTGGTGGGATATGCCTACAACCGGTACAAGACTACCGAGTTATTTTTAGACTGCATGCGAAACATGTTCCAGACCCTGGACCGGAATGGCATGTATATCCCCGCCGAGTTAGAAGTGGAACACCACCTGGTAAGCGACTTTGCCGACGGATTGATGCAAGCCGGTACCGTCTTCCCCCTGATCCGCTGGTGTAACCCCGGGAACTCGCGTGAAAAACGTGCCGAGCACAAGAACCGCGAAAAGAAATACGGTGTGGAGAAACGCACGCAGGTAGGTATCGGCCGATGGTATGCCAAGCTGGAGGCCAACCGCCCGAAGGAAGAAAAGGTGTATGACGAAAAGAACAACACCTACAAGGTGAAGACCTATAGTTATGAAGAACTGGTAGCCGATGATATACGCGCCATTGAGACCTTCAACGCACAGCCTCACCCCAACCAAAAGCGCTATCCGGGCATGAGCCGTTGGGATGTGCTTTGCGCCCACCAGAACCCGAACCTTGCGCCTTGGGACAAGGCCGTTCTTTACCGGTTCATCGGGCAGCACACCGAAACAACCATCCGGCAGAACACCTACTGCACGGTGATGTACAACCAATACGGACTACCCAGCCCGGAAATCATTGAAAAGCTGGAGCCTAGGAACTACAAGGTAGATGCTTATTATCTGCCCGATGCCGACGGAACCATCAACGAGGTATATATCTACCAGAACGGACGATATATCGCCACCTGCAAGCCCGTAGCCCGTTACAATGAGAACACCGCCGAGCAGACCGAAGCCGACAAGGAAGCCTATACCGAACAGGCCAAGTATGTAGCCAAGTTCGACAAGATGATGAAGGACAGCAAGATCAAACGTGTGGGTATCCTTGCCAAAGAGGAAACGAAGCTGATAACAGAGGTACAGGCGGAAGCCGTTCCCCTTCCTGCACAAGTCGAGGAAGAAGATTACTCAGCCTATATGGACATCAGTGCCTTCGAGCATGATGCAGTAGCCAAGATATAATTAACGACGTTAGAACGAATTTAAAACAGCATTCAAATGGAAATAACAAATGAAGTAAAGCAACGTATTGTGGCAGCGATAGCCGCCGACCGTGAAAATTATCCCAGTGACAACCGCCATGCCACGGCACTGGGCATAGCCCCCAGCGTGTACAATACCATCAAGCGGGGCAATTATGAAAAGCAGGTCAGTGATGCCAACTGGGTAGGCATAGCCCGAAGACTGGGCGTGCAACTGCGCACGGAAATGCCCTGGCTGGCAGCCCAGACCCCGACCTACGTGTTTGTGAGCAAGCAGCTGGAAGTGTGCCAGGGCAGCGGTCTGAGCGCCATCCTGTGCGATATGCCCAATATCGGCAAGACCTTTACAGCGAAAGCTTATGTGAAGCAGCACAAGCACGCCGTATATGTGGACTGCAGCCAGGTGAAGACCAAGCTAAAGCTGATACGCTACATTGCCAAGGAATTCGGTGTGACCAGCAACGGACGCTACAGCGACGTGTATGAAGACTTGGTAGCTTACCTGCGCACGATTGATACGCCCCTGGTTATTCTGGACGAAGCCGGCGACTTGCAGTATGAAGCCTTCCTTGAGTTGAAGGCTCTGTGGAATGCCACTGAGCGCTGCTGTGCCTGGTATATGATGGGTGCCGACGGATTGAAGGAGAAGATCAACCGCGCCATCGAAGGCAAGAAGGTGGGCTATACCGAAATGTTGAGCCGCTACGGTGACTCCTACAGCAAGGTGACCCCGGACGATGCGCAGGAACGCGAAAAGTTTCTGAAGGCACAGGCTGCCATCGTCGCAAAAATCAATGCCCCGGACGGTGCCGACATTGCCAAGATTGTTCACAGCACCGGAGGCGGCTTGCGGCGCGTATATACCGAAATCGAAAAATTAAGGAGGATGCAAGCATGAAACTGAAAAGAGCCTACAGCCCCGGTGAGGTGCTGAATATGAAAATACCCCGGTATGAGTTTACCGGGGATTGGCAAGCCTCGATAGGCAACCCTGCCAAAAGCGGCGTGTGGATTATCTGGGGTGCCAGCGGGAACGGGAAGAGCAGCTTTGTGATGCAGTTGGCCAAGTACCTGTGCGGCTTCGGACGTGTCATCTATGACAGCCTGGAAGAAAGCACTGGCCTTTCGTTCCAAATGAGCCTGAAACGGCATAAGATGGACGAAGTGCGCAAGCGGTTGGTTATCCTTGACCGCGAGTCGATGGACCAGCTGGAGGAACGTCTGCAGCGCCGGGGCAGTCCCGACATCGTGATTATCGACAGCTTCCAATACAGCGGCTTGAACTACAAGACCTACAAGGAGTTCAAGGAACGTCATCCCAAGAAACTGTTTATCTTCATCAGCCATGCCGAGGGACTTCATCCGGCAGGTAGAAGCGCCCGCAAGGTGGAATATGATGCCGATGTGAAAATCATGGTAAGCTGTTTCAAAGCCTGGTGCAAAAGCCGCTTTATGGAAAAGCCCGGTGAACCCTACGTGATATGGGAAGAAGGTGCTGCCAAAACATTGAAGGACGATAATATGGAGGATTATTTGAATGATGGAATGGGAGAATAAGCTGTACCAGATACTCCTGAAAGGACAGGAGGCGGAGGCCGTGGTGGACGATTGGGTAGAGCGTAACATACAAAGCGACCTCCGTCTGCGCAGGGCCAAGACAAAGGGACACGTAGTGATAGAAACCAGGGATGTGATGTTTGCCCGGAATATCCAGGTATGGCATCCGTCCTGCCAAATAAACATTAAAGATTTGAAGTGATGGAAAAGAAAGAAGAAAAGAAAGTGTGCTGCATCTGCGGCAAAGAGTATGAGGGCTACGGATACAATCCGTTCCCGGTGAAAGAAGAAGGCTGCTGCTGCCAATCGTGCAACTACAGTGTGGTGGTTCCGGAACGGTGGGAACGACACAAGGCTTTTCAACGTGGTGAAGCGACCGGTGCCGGGAAAGTGTACATCAGCGGAGCCATCGCGCACTATGATATGAATGAGCGCAAGGAAGCCTTCAGCCGTGCCGAGGAGAAACTGATGGCACAAGGCTATGATCCTGTAAACCCTTTCAGGAACGGATTGCCGGATGAAGCTCATTGGAGAGCCCACATGCGGGCCGACATTGCCCTGTTGCTGGCTTGTGACTATATCTACATGCTGAAGGACTGGGAACTGAGCAAGGGAGCCAAACTGGAGCTTGACGTAGCCAGTTCGTGTGGCATTAAAGTATTGTTTGAATAACCTTTTAATAGTGAATGTATGGAAGAAAAACAGAAAGTTCAGGTCGTATTTGAATTTGACCGTTCCGAGTATGACGCGTATCTCTTTTTGATGAATCAAAAGAAGACGAAAGAGGTAGAGCAAATATGGAACACCATGAGCGGTGAGCCTGTGGTTGCGGATATTGATTTGTTTGAAGAGGACAGCCAGTCTGTAAAACTTATGATGATAAGTTTGGCAATTCTTTCAGTGGAGAAAAAAGTGAAAGGATGATATGGCACAGGAAGTAACCAATTTCGCCCGGTTCTATGCATTGTTCAACAAACTGCCTTATCAGGGCGATCGGGAGGAATTCAAAAAACAAATCGTGCTGCAGTACACGTGGAACCGGACAGACAGTCTGAAGGAAATGACGGCCAAGGAGTATGAAGTTTGTTGTACTGCTCTGGAGAAACTGAGCGGACAAGACGAATGGCGGCAGAAACTTTGCGAGGAACTGCGACGGAAACGCAGCGTCTGCCTGAAGCTGATGCAACAGTTGGGTATAGACACCACCGACTGGAACCGGGTGAACGAATTCTGCAACAACCCCCGGATAGCCGGCAAGCCCTTTGTTCAGGTTAGTACAGCCGAGCTGGAACAACTGGCCATCAAACTGCGGGCTATCCAACGAAAAGGAGGTTTAACCGATAAATAGAGCAATATGGATAAAAAAGCACATGAAGCGCTTGAGCGCATAAGAAAAGACGTGACCCTTACGACATCCGATATGGAGAACCAGGATGCAGCGGAGTTTTTCAACGAACTGGCCGACTGGGCGTATGCCAATGGGGAGGCCATGCTGATAGACGATGAACCGGAAAAGCAGGATGATTATGAGGATAGATGACCAAGACAAGCTGATAAAAGCGGGGTTCTGTATAATACGAAAGGATGATTATCCAGGCCCGAGGATAAAGATGTGTACCGGCATAAACGGTGGCTGGAAGACATACAAGAAGTTTGAAACCAAAGCAGAAAGAGACAGGACATTCGCTTTGCTGCTGAAGGATGACAAAGTAATAGCTGATTAACAACTAAAATGATTTAAAATGGAAAAGAACAATCAAAGTGTGGACATCAAGTCCCTGAGTAAAGAACAGCGAGCAGCCCTCATGGCCCAGCTGCAGCAAGAAGAGAAAGAAGACCGCATCGCCCGTCGTGAAACTTACGAGGCATTACGCGGTGAGTTTATGCACGAAGTAAAGACCAACGTTCTTGAGATGGTGAATGCCGTGACCGGGTTCCGCGGATGGCTGGAAAAAGAAGCCGATGCCTTTACCAAGGTGATGAAGGAATACGGCCAGGTGAAAAGCGACGAACAGCGCAGCTATACCATTACGGACGGAGACTTCCGTCTGGAAGTGAAAAGCAACAAGGTGAAAGGCTTCGATGAACGAGCCGACATGGCAGCCGACCGTCTGATTGACTATTTGAAGCGCTACATGCAGAACAGCGAGAAAGGTTCTGATGATCCGATGTATCAGATGGCCATGACCCTGCTGGAGCGCAACAAGATGGGCGACCTGGACTACAAGAGCATTTCAAAGCTGTATGAACTGGAAGATAAGTTCGATGAAGAGTATGCAGACATCATGCGCCTGTTCAAGGAAGCTAATGTA